TGATACCCATATATCCAATCCCAAATGCTATTGCGAGTGCAGTATATGGTCCAAATTTAAATTGTTCCATTAACATAGGTATAAAAAATTCTGCGGCTATCCACCCAGTAACGGCAGCAAGTGCGACATTTTTTAGTTCCGATTTCCATCCAGTCCAAGTGTGTACTAATCCATTAGTCACTCCTCCAGCGGTCGATGCAAATACGCAACACCATTTTGCACCAAATATTGCTAGTAAAGTTTCCATATATATTTCTCCTCTTTTATTGTTATCTTATCTTTATTTATGTGTTTTCCGTCCCTACCTAACTTTCAAAATGATGTATAAATAAATGTGGAAGAGACTTCTACTACTATTTATATAATAACGGAGATTGCGAGGATTAAAATGGAAAATGAAAATTATGTGCCCTTCAAAGAACGAGCTAAAGGCTCTTTAGAAAAGCGATTGGATGAAGTATTAAAGCAATATTCTATAACTAAAATAAGTGACAGCAAAGGTGCTATGCACGGAAAAGATTATAGAGAAATGAAACAACTAATATTGGATACGATATATGGCAACTGAAGAAAAACATCCACATATGATATTGGATGAAATATTAAAACAATTTTTTGTAATTAAAGTAGGAGATTCTGGAGGGGCAAAACACGGGAAAGACTACGAGGAGATGAAACAAGTGATACTAGATACGTTTGATCAGATTACGGACGAGTAGTTGTAGAAAACGCGGCATTATCCATATTTGCTTGAGTAAATTTTTGATAGCCTTGTGCTATATCTTCTGGCATTGGAATAAATTTGATTTGAGATTCATCTTCTACGATATCCAAGGCAATATCATAAAATGAACGTGCTGTTTCTGATCCTATGTTGTAAATTCCTGAACGACCTTTCTGCATTGCATTCATTGTCATCCAAATAGCCGTTTTAACGTCAACAAAATCACGTTTGATTTCTTTTGAGCCTTCAAACAATTCTATATGACCTTCCCACTCATATTGTTCAATCATCCACTTCAATGGTGTGACATTAAAATATCTCAATCCAACAATTCTATCTTCGGCAATTTCCACAAATTTACGAGAATATTTGTCTGCCTGTAGTTTACTCAAAGCATAATAACTTTCCGGCACATAATCATCTGAACCATCATCAAATGATGTTGATTGCCCATATACTGTGGCACTAGAAGCAAAGACAAGAGGAATATGGTGCAAATGGCAAATGTCCATAATATTGCACGTATATTGGTAGTTATTTTCCATCAGATATTTACCATCTTTACAAGAACGGGAACTTTCTGCACCAAGATGATATATTCGCTCGACCATACCAGCTTCTGCAATGAATGCAAAAACTTCCATAAACTTACTCTTATCGGCATAATCTTGAAATTTTAATGTATTAATATTTTGTAACTTAGAAGGATCCGTCAGATCATCAACAAGCAATATATCTTCTCGTCCTTGGTCATTCAAATTTTTAATTAAATGTGAACCCATAAAACCTGCTCCGCCAGTTACGATAATTATTTTTTGGAATGTCTTCGTGCGTTTTTCTTGCTCTTCATCGCTGATATCCTCTTCCGGTTGATTGTGTTCGACTTTCCATTTCTTCTGGACAATATCCCTTACTTCTTCTTTAGTGTATTTTTTATCTCCGGCTTCAAGTTCTTCTGCCACTAATTCTTCTGCATTTTTCATTGTTTTTTTTAGTTTGCTATTTCGATAATAAGATTTCTCTCTGGTATATATAGATATTCGATGTCACTTTCAGCTAATGTTCTAAGAGCATCATCAATTGTTTCCACAAGTGGTTCACCAGCAAGATTGAAAGATGTATTGAATAGTATTGGTACTCCAGTCTCTTTATAAAATTGGTCAATCATTTCATAATAAATAGGATTTTGATGTTCTTTAACAGTTTGAATTCTACAAGTTCCATCTATGTGAATGATAGCTGGAATTTTTTCTGCAACTCCTTCTTTACAATTCATTGCGTACATCATATGAGGAGATTCTTCCATCCCTCTCATATCAAACCAGTCGTGTGCGTGTTCGTGAAGAATTGATCCAGCAAACGGTCGAAAGTACTCCCTTTTCTTTACGGAGTTTACAAAATCTTTTCCTTCAACCGTTCGTGGATCATATAGGATAGAACGATTACCCAAAGCCCTCGGGCCGCCCTCACACCTATCTTGAAACAAAGTGACTATGTTTCCTTTCAAGATAAGTTTCACCGCATCTGGTGCATATTGTTTTTCATATACACCAGTTGCTTCATATTTCTTTGCTATATCAATAATTTCTTCTTCTGACTTCATTACACTTGGCCCAAGACATAGGTCCTCTCCAAATGATCTTACTGTACTGTTTTTTGTGAGTGAATAATGAGTCAAGAACGCGGCTCCCATCGCAGTTCCAGCATCAGAACTGATAGGTTCTACATAGAGATTTATTCCTTCGTCTTTCAATTGATCGAGATACCAATAATTAGCTACACAATTAAGTCCATATCCACCAGAGACAACAACATTTTTGCTCCCACCCATCTTAACTGCTTTACGAATTAAGTCTAGTACCATTTGTTGTGATTCTGTCTGAATAGCATATGCCATATCCCTACGATTCTGAAGCAAAGTTACATCGCCTTTTAATTCCTCTGGAGAAGTTGTTAATTTTTTCCAACGACCTTGATTCACCTCTGCTCCGTTAGGATATGTTGGAATAATCAAATTTCTATCTGTGGTTTTCCAATCTCCTCCGTTACCGTCTGTGTAAATGGGAGGAAAGTAATCTGCTGGTTCACCATATGGAAATAAACCCATCGTCTTACCTGCTTCAATAGGAGCCCATCCACAATATTGTGTTACGGCTTCATATGCTTTAACAATGCCAGCAGAATCATCAAGAATTAATTCGTGGGTTCCTTGTTCGCCTTCTCGTTCTGAACTTGTTTCTGGTATTAAAGCACTCGGCCAAGGTCCTCTGCCGCCCTGATGTTTATAAAGAGTTTTAAATTCATCTGGATAATTACATTTGAATAAAGTTTCTAATTCCCAAGTCATTTCCACTTGCCCTCCAATTTGCATTGGAATAAATGTTCCAGCTCCGTCAACAATAACTGCTACAGCATCTTCAAATCCAGACCTATAAAAAGCACAAGCGGCGTGCATTTTATGATGCCATTGATGTAAGTCCAATACTTGAGAGTCATCTTTAATTAAACCTAATTTCTGAGCAAGTCCATTATATACACTACCGCCCCTAAAATCAACACGTGTTTCATCTGGTTGGGTATGAGCAATAACTAAATAATCTATCTTTTCCGTGTAGTCAAGAATTTTAATCATAGAAGCATAAGGACCTCCATCATATTTTTTTCTTGTAATTCTTTCTTCTTCAATAAAGAGGACAATTTCTCCATCTTTCAATAAACATACACTTGAATTATGTCCTCGAGATATACCTGCTATCCACTGACTCATATTTTATCCTTTTTCATTGTTGTAAATTGGGCATTAAAAGATATGCTCCTTCTTTCTCCCTTTTCGCCTTGTGTTCTAAACGGATATACACAATGCTGTTGATCTGCTGTAAATATAAAGATGTCTCCTACTTGTGGTCTAACTTCTAATGTTCCTCTTCCAAGAAAAGTTTGATTTCTTGAAGCATTGCCTGTAAATTCTATTGCTCCTGCATTTGTATAGGGATTATGAGTAGGCAAGTATTCTGGAATCTTGAGATACAATACTGAAGAAAGTTGACAATTTGAATGAGCGTGGAGAGGAAAAAAATCGTTATCTCTCTGAGAATTTACCCACATTAAAGTCATACGTGTCAACCACTCTTCTTTTAAAATATTTTCTTTATTTTCTGGTTGAGCCTGAGAGAATGCCAGTATAACATATTGTTTACATACTTGCAAAAAATATACCATCACTTCTTCTTTTTCTAATATCTTTAAATCTATTGGAAATTGCTCTTTCATTTCTCCTGAACCCATATTCTCAGCCGGGTTCTTTTCAACAATTTCATCCGTAATCTTTAACATTTTCTGAAGAACTTCTGATGGTAATTGTGTCTTCATCACAAAAGTTGACCACGGCTGTAACAGTTCATAATTCATAATCTAATTAAACTATTCAATTCTGGCATAAAACAGTATTCCATTTCAGAATCATTTAAAACTTTTAATGCATCATCAATTGTTTCCACTAAAGGATCACCCGCTAAATTAAATGAAGTATTGAACAATATCGGTATACCTGTTAGTTTATAAAACTCCTCAATGAGGTTATAGAAATGCTCATTATCTTCTTTGCTCACGGTCTGTATTCTACAAGTATTATCTACGTGTAAGACTGATGGAATTAAATCTTTTTTATCTTCTTTAACATCAACAGCATACATCATATGAGGAGATTCTTCCATCCCTCTCATATCAAACCAGTCGTGAGCATACTCTTTCATTACTGAAGCGGCAAATGGTCTGAAATATTCTCTGCCCTTTACTTTATTTACTTTGTCTTTGCCATCCGTGATAGTCGGATTGAACAGAATGCTCCTATTTCCTAATGCTCTTGGACCATTTTCACTTCTTCCTTGAAATATAGAAACTATGTTTCCTTCTTCAATTAGTTTGGCAATTTCTGTATATGAAGTTTCAATCACTTGTGCATCGTATTTTTCAACCTTCTCTCGAATATCATCAATAGGTCCGAGAAACAAAGTCTTGAGTCTTTCTCTTTTTCCTTTTCTTATAATAGTATTATTAGTAGTGCTATAATAATACAACAGAGCGGCTCCAGTTGCGGTACCTGCATCAGACGAATTTGGTTCTACATACAAATTAATATCGTGTTCTCTCAGCTTATCCAAGTAATAATAATTAGAAACACAATTGAGAGCATAACCACCACTTAATACAATATTCTTTTCTGCACTCATCTCGGATGCTTTGATGATTAGCTTTAAAACTTGTTCTTGAGTATCTTTCTGTACCTTGAATGCCAAATCCCTTCTGCCCTTGAATGTAGATAAATCATCTTTTTTGTAATCAGCATCATCTAAAAACACATATTTGGATATATTAAGTTCTGTACGTTGAGGATAATATGATTTGATAAAGTCTTTATTAGATGTATCATCATCTAGAAATAAGTCTGGTAATTCATCGTTTGGAGAACCAAACGCGGATAATCCCATTGTCTTTCCACATTCGTTTACGTGAAATCCACAATAATCTGTGACAGCATCCCAAACTTTTCCAATTCCAGCACCTTCATCAGTAACTAATTTAAAGATTTCCTCACCGTTATCAACTTGGCATTTTTCTTTTGTGAAACTTCTTCCCTTATCACAATTCATTTTTTTATATAATGAAGAAATTCCTTTCTCATAAGAACAATTGAAAAAAGATTCTGTTTCAAAATATAAAGAGAACCATTCTGGTTTGTCGGTATCCGTATATATTTTTCTACCAGCACCACAACTATCTACAATGACACTTGTTGCTGTTTCAAAACCGGAATTGTAAAAAGCAATCGCTGAATGTAGTATATGATGATTATCAAACATATTGATGACTTGTGGTGATTGTTTGCCTATTTCACCACCATCATAAGCACTCCACTTACTATAGGTTCGATCTTTTGGTTGTTCGATTAATCCTAATCGTCTTGCAAGTCCTTGATATAATGGCTCTCTACTGTAATCAAGAACACTGGTTAAAGGTTCACCTTCCCAACCATTTAGTCCAGCAATTACTAGATAATCAATTTTATCTGTATAGTCTAATATTTTCATCATACTAAGAATAGGTCCACCATCGTGTTTAATCTTCGATAGTCTTTCTTCTTCTACAGAAAAAATAATCTCACCATCTTTCAATAAACAAACACCACCATTATGCCCTAAGGCAACTGCGGCAATCCACAGGCTCATAATCTATTCCTTAAAGTGACTTGAACTATGTCCGTGATGTGGACTAGGTCCAGTTTCATCTACTAAAAGATTATCTGTATTAAATTCATAATCTGATTTACTCTTCGGGACGTCCGGGGTTTCTGTATCTATAAATTCCGTTTTAGGTTCTATTTGTTCAATACTATGATTATGATTAGGATTAGTACAAGTATTTTGATGATCTGGAGTGAATTTTCCTTGAAACGCATTTCCTTCACCCAAAACTTTGACACAAGAATCAACAATCCTCTGTTCTTCTTCTTGCTCAAGAGCCATTACTTCATCATTCACTCTATCTTTCTCATCATCCATTGTGAGTCTGATAGGAGAATAAATTCTTCCTTTATCTGCACCAATATCTATAACATCGAATTTATCATCATCGGGATAAGTGATATTAATTGGTACAGTAGAACCAATAACAACGGTTGCAGTTTTATCCAGAGCTTTTGCTATATGTTGTCCAACAGAATCGCATCCTAAGAAATGATCTGCTGAATTAATCATAGAAGCCCATAATCTTAAATTCGATTCTCTGGGCATTGCAACTGGATGTTCTTTATTTTCTGGAATAGGGATCGCAAGGTCTGCCATTATAATTACTGCATACTTTTTACGAAGTTGTTCAATAATATTAATAATATTTCCTACTTCAAAAGATCGTGAAGTGCTATCAATTAAATATTCACCCATTTGTGTAACAGAACGTCCAAATGGTTGAATAACAATTACTTTGTCTTTGTTTAATTGGGATTTAATCTGTTGAACTGTCTGATATCCAGTGATTGTTTCCGTCTTATTGAGTTTGATGGTCGGGGTAGATAATACTCTTGAGGTACCAAGAGAATTGATTTCGATATCAAATGCTTGAGCAAGAGAACATTTTTGATTGAAGTATTCGTTGATTCGGTATGGCTCTGGAGAAACAATATCCTTGTACCTGAGAAGTTGGTCGAAAAGACCTTTGTGCCATACTTCGTATGCGTGTTTTTGTAGAACAGAATGACCTCGATAGAAGTCCATACCCGCTTCACAGACAATTATAAAATCTTTATCACCTGAATCTTTTGTGTATCTTTCAAAAGCGGGGATTGAGCATAGTACCCTTCCGGCTCCGCCATTAATAAAGAAAGCCTTAGATCGTTTTTGTTTCATTGTTGGCATTTCACTTCACCTCACTTGAGTTTTAAAAATAATCTTAATAATTGCAATAATTATAACATAATAATCACTACTTGTCAAGTCTTTTTCTTTTACTTATATGACAAATAAAAAAGGACTTCCCGAAAGAAGCCCTCGTATAAATTAATATTTAAAGATACTTTTATTCATCAATACCAGAGATGGGGGTCAATTGAGCAATTGCATCAGCATCTGCGGCAGTACGATTTGCGACCAAAGTTACTTCGTGTTCTGGGTCTTCGTTTCGGACATATGGTTCATCGTATTCTCCATCTGGATCCACAGGGAATTGAATCAAATGATTCGGAACAGCGGCCCAATCTGCAGGAATATCTCGTAGTTTCTGTCTATGTGCTTCCCACTTTGCTTTGACTTCTTCAGGCATACTTTCTGAAACTCTGCTGTCAGTCTGCTTTAACAAAGTATTACGTTCTTCCCGGATAAAATCATCAGAATATCGGCGAAAATCAGTTCTAAACACTAGAGGTTTAGTATAATCATCGACAATATCATTTTCAGAGAAGATGGATCGAGGATCAGATGGATCTGCTATAACCCTATTCTTGTCTGCGGCAGGCCCTACTCTAATTTCATAGAGTTTTCGTTGTTCAAATCCACCGAAAAGAATACCAATTTTGATTGTATTTTCGTCTGTATCTGCATTAAGTTCTTCGACTTCCAAATCTAATGGAACAGGTTGTTCTGTATAGTCATCCTTATCCCAAGTCTGTTCGATATCTTTTGTCTCTTTATTAATCCAGAGTATCAGAGTTTCAGGACCATCATACTCCATAGTAGACGTTTTGCCCATCGAAGTAGTCGGTACTTCCTGCTCGAATTCATCAGGTAACGCAAATGTTACGGTTTTTTGTACTTTAGCCATTTTTTAAATTCTCCTAATATTATTGATATGTCACTTTTACAAGTCCGCCAGCACCGAATCCACCTACACAAGGTGTTGTCGATGAATTTCCATCACCTACTCCTCCTCCGCCAGGGAAAATTGAATGTCCAGCACAACAAGCCATATCGCCCGCACAATAATGATTTGCGGATCCAGTCCAAGGTGCTGTGAATGGGCCCGAAGGACTTCCTTGACCATTAGTTATTTCATTACAACAACTGTATCCTCTGCTCATACCAGCGGAAGCTCCTCTGAAACACATATCACCACCTCGAGTAGCATCATTACAGTTATGTGATGACCATTGACCGTTGTATACGCCTCTATCGCACTGGTTTCCACCTATATGACAGTTATAACAGTTGGATTGAACGTCCCAAGAAGTTGAACCACCGTGACCGCCAATTGCACAGAAATTAGAGAGTCCAGATCCGTTTACATAAGATGAACAACCGTGTCTACAGGCTCTGTTACAAGTTGTACAACAGGAACAACTTGATGTTCCTCCAGAACATAATGAATAAACTGACTGTGAACCAGCAACTGAAATAAAGTCTCCTGCTGCCCTACAGAGAGTTTTTTCATTATAATTACCACCGGCACCACCGTGTCCAATGTCATAATCGTATCCAGCAGAACCACCCGGACCCCCTCCGGAAAGTATCTCGAAATTAATGATTGATACTCCTTCAGGAACAGTCCATTGTAAGCAACATCCTCCATTATTAGCACCCCAATGGGATGTGTTGTAAATGTAAAAGTGTTTTACATCAGTGGTCGTGTTCTGTCCGACAAATGTACTAATCTCTACCATTGCGGCGGCAGTGGCCGCAGTAATAGCATCGATATTTCCAGCTTGAAAATCACATATTTCTTGCTGAGACTCATAAAGGTGATTTGCCATTAATTCTAAAGCCAGATCAGTATTTCTGGCCATCGCATTCATTTTACCTAGTGTTAATATATCCATTTTATTATCCTTGCTCCAAAATTTTAGTTGACGGAAATGATGAAGGAACAAAAATAGAATCGATATCCTTTAATTCATCTGGTAAATCACGTAATTTTTGTCGCATTGCTATGATCGGGTCCTGTTTTTCAGCAGGAACATCGGGTGCACCGGCAACCGCGTCTGTGTTCATTAACATTCCGTTACGCATCGTCCTTATTTCAGTCCAATCTGCTACGCCGAGTATATCTGCATTAGTCTGCTTATACAGCACCCAAGCTCCGTCTACATATGTAGTTTTGTCGCTATCATATAATTCGTCTGGATGAATCGGAAAATGCCAAGTAAATTCATTATAACCATCAGGAGTAGGGATAGTTTTCATTGTTCGATTTTCTGGAGCAGGATCTGAAAGTTCTTCAGAGTGATCTAAATGTGCATTATGATAATCTGAAAGAACTTCACATACTAACGCATCTACCGAACAGTCGATAATGACATTATCGCAATTTACTCTATCGGGTCGCCCATCGTATGCTTCCCATTCTCTTAATGTCACTTCGACTAATTTAGTTTCTTTATCAACAAGAGCAACCAACCTGGCTGGTCCGTTGTAATTTTCTGTTACACTTTCGACATCAGAACCATCGCAATAATTGTCCGTCGGACAATCATAGGTATAATCTATGTCTACTAATTCTTGCCAAGTATCACTCATTTTTTAATATCCTTATGCGTATGTTATTTTAATTAAACCTGAACGACCTGGAGATCCTTTACATAGCTCCATAGGATTTCCGCAGTATGATTTCATTGCATTCAAACCTCCACCAGCAAATCTAAAAGATCGGCAAGGAGTCTCACATCCACAATAACCCATTGAGTTCTCAATATGTTGCGTTATTGAATTAGTTAAACCGTGAGATTGGCCAGTTTGAGTATATCTGGTACCACAATCACAATGTTGATCCATTGCTTTGAAAAATTGATTCTGATGAGACTGTCCCATAAAATCCATTGTACAAGCACCGGGTACGCCAACGTTATTGCATTGGGGAGCGTTGTTCATAATCTGTCCTTGACATTCCATATTATCCTGCCAACAATGATTCAGGTTACAACGACAAGTACAATAAAAATTATATCCGCCCTGTCCGCCTGCGGCACAAAAGTTAGTAAGTCCAGGTCCGTTTGCATATGTTGCACATCCTCGAGGACCGTGACAACAGGCTGTCCAACAATGACTTGTGCCATTTCCTCCAGCGCCCATACATAAATCGTATACAGAGCCAACAGAATATTCTCCACTTTCCAAACAGATAGTTTTTCGAGTATATGTTCCTCCTTGAGAACCACAAGAAGCCATATCACACCAGCACCCTTGACAACAATGTCCTGCACCGGCTCCGCCTCCGCCCCACGCTTCAAATCTAATAGTTTTCGTTCCATCGGGAACTTCCCAAGTAGTGTGACATCCATACATACAATGACAACCTCTATCACAATCGTTGTAGAAGAATCTTTCTTGTATTCCTTGATTTGGTCCAGCAAGTGCAAGAGAATCTACGGCCGCTTGAGCAGTAGCTTCCAAAGAAGTTTCCATTCCTTCTTGTACATCACAAACATCTTTGAGTCCTTGGAAAGTTGCATTGGCTAGATATTCCAACGTAACGTCCACATCCCTCGCCATTGCGTTCATTTTTCCTAGTGTTAAAATATCCATTAGTCTTTTTTCTCCAGTATTTTAGTATTCATTTCTATTTATATAAATTTATCTAGTTATACTTCCCAAACATCCTTTAGGGTTATAATTCCTCGCATATTTTCGAGATTAGCATCATATCTACTAGAAGTATATAGTAAACTTGCAGGAGTACCCAATTTCCAAGTTTGCAATTTAAATGCCCATTCGTCATTTAATGTATGCCCGTTCGGATTCTCAAATTGAATCATTATACCATTTTTAAAGTTAGTATTAGAGGTACTATTACTTGAGAATGGAGAAGAGTTTTCATTACCTTCTGGGCCATATAGTGCTAAATCAGTATTAACATTGTTAATAGAATTGCCTGTTAGCAACACTGGTCCTGCAACCATTACAAGAGGTGTTTTGTATGCTGTGCCCGAATTAGTCATCGTAATAGATTCCACATTTCCCGTGGCTCCTATCATTGCAGTGGCTTCAGCACCGTAGCCAGTAGGTGTGGCGTGAGAATCGACAAACAAAACTCTTTGCTGTCCAACTACATAATCTTGCCAATCATTAACAATAGATACTCCTCCTATACCGTTGTTTAGTACGACTGTACCAACAAATCCAGTACCAACTGATATAGTCGATGAACCAAGTAAACCTCCTCTATCAGATACTAAAATAAAAGGTTCATCGTAGTTACTTCCTCTTGAAGAAAAGGTAATATCTGTAATAACATTATTAAAATCTGCACTACAGATAGCTCCTGATCCTGAACCAGTTGGATCATTAATAATAAATTCGATATCATTATATCCACTTCCAGGAAGAGGTATATTTACTGCCGTTAATTGTCCAATGTTGATTTCCGGATTCCAGATATTGAATGCGGCTTCACAAGTGGCTTGATCTGTGAATGCGGGATCTGCACAATATCCAGGAATAAATTCACTAGAAAATATTGGTCTCAAGGTTGTTCCAGAACCATATGTTGTTGTGCCTGTTAAGACTCCAAGTTCATCAACGTCTGCAAATCCAGTGGGATCAAATGCGTTAATTGTTGTATCCAAAGAATAAGATGTGCCTCCATTATCAATAACGACTTGACCAACACTACGGTCTGTAACTACAGAAGCAAAAGCACCTTCTCCAGGTCCAGATACATCAACTATATGTACGGAATCAATCGACTTATAGCCTTGCCCCGGTCTATCTACAGAAATGTTAGTAACATTTCCACTACTGTTGACCGTAGCTATTCCTCTAAATCCACCGCCAGTAGCAGAATTCATACCAACATAGACTGATTTATCTCGTACCCAAAGAGTTGCGGTAATTGATGTGTTATTGGTATCGTGGATTTCATACTTGTCTGTGATTTCTGTGGGTTTTGTAATAACATACGAGTATACTGCGTTCTGAGGAATATCTCCTGAGTCAAACATTCCATCAATGTGTGTAATAGTATGTGGTGAAATATCAAGATTTGTAAAAGTGACTGTATCTCCAACAACAGCAGAGATTGTTGATGGAACAATCACATCATTCTGAATATTAACTGCGACTGTTTTGGCAGTCGTATTAGTATATCCAGTTCCCTGATCACCTACTGATAATCCAGCAATACCGCCGTCTACAATTTCCAGAACTGCGGTTGACGCTAGACTAGGAGTTCCTCCAGTAATTACGACAGTATCTGTCGCTAAATAATTTGATCCGCCATCCGTAACGACTACTCGATCAACCGTATCATCTTCTTTAAGATAAACTGTGCTGGTCGCAAGACCTCCAGACGAGGATGAGACGACGGCAGAAATTGTTGGATTGACTTCGTGTGTAGTCAAAGTTAATGGATGAGTATGAGCACCCGAAGTTGCTGAAAAATAGAAAGAACTATTAAAAGCGTTCCATTCCACAGTTTGATCGTGAGAGTGACCTTGTTCAACAGTTGTTGAGATAACAGCAGTGCCGCTCATAACTAGATTGACTTCTGTTTGAGTTAAGTGAACTTTATGAGTATGACCGTTGCCTCCGTCAGCTACATCTACTTCCCAGTATCCAGTATAACCTGCTCCAGGATCAGACAAACTAATAGATTTTAGCATACCATCTTTAAGAGTAAAAGTAGCTGTTGATTTTGTTTCGGTAGAACCGGCAACATCTACTGCTCCTAAATCAAATGCTCTTGCTTGAGCGTTAACGGAATATCCAGTTCCTCCTGATGTCATAGTAACATCTGAAACTCCATCATCATAGACGGCAGCAAGTATAGCACCAGTACCTGTTTTACCATTTGCATCAACTGTATATGCGTAAGAATCAATGAATCCTGTATCATCATTGATAAAAACTTTATAAATCAGTCCGTCAGATAAGTTCCAATCATAAGACTCTCCAGCAATATTATATTCATAAGAACGTGATAAATCATCTAAAAGGGCGACTTGACTGGTTACATATTCTTCACATTTAAGAGGAGTATCGTGATCACCACCAGATGAATCTATGTCGCTTGCGTGATCACTTGCAATAATTCCCCATCCAGTTACTGCTGATCCAGAATCGTGACAATAAGACTGATGCGGTTTAAATAAAATTGTATCATAATCTTGAGCGAAGTTACCAATAATTCCTTCGTTATAAATTGTAGTACCATCTATTTCAGTAATTTTAATATAATCTCCAGCATCTATTCCTCCCCACATCAATGCAGATTCATTACCTCGTCTTAGGATAAGTTCTGGATTGTCAGTATCTGGAACAGATTGATTATTCAAAATTGTTAATTCGGCTGCTGGCTCACCATCTGCTTCGTGACCAGTACCTCTGAATGAATTTACTAAGCCTGCCGAAGTATTCTTAAAGATATCATATGCTTTAATTTTTTCGACGGATGGAGTATCTTGAGGACTTATTTCTAGTCTTAAATGTTGAACGAAAGGACGAGGCTCACCAAAAATATCCATTGTTTCACCAAAAGACAAAACTGTACCATCAAGTGCCTTGTAGTTAATGTGATGAGTTACATTATTACCTTCGTGAGCAAATATGACATCATCATTATAGTCATACAAATAATCAGAGAATGCTATCTCCCGAGTTTGTGTAATACCGGCCATTAGTTCATTTGTCTGATGAACAGTATAACCAGAATTAGAAGCACCAGTTGTATATTGGGCAAGATTTGCCAACATATCTGCTAGGGCTTGGGCGATGAGAGCATCTTGAGATATAACGTGGGCAGTATAATCAGCTTGTAATTGACTTAACGTGCCCGTGACGTTGGCTTCTTGTAAATTAGCGTGATTAGAGAGAATATTACCGGCATCATTTGCCCAAGGAACAAAGACTGAATTTACGAAACCTTGAACTTCATCGTTCATATAGGTTTCTACAGCATTCATTGCCGTATTAGTACGGACAACTACTTCGTTTTTGAAAGTATTTTGTTGATTTTCTAAGGGAGCAGAAACATTATCATTCAACCAGCCTTTCATTGATAACGCCATAGCGTTCAATTTGCTAGGTATCATCACCGCTGGTGTATTGGTATATATCTCTACTTCTTCGGTATAGGCCGTGACATCGATACTATCGAAAGTAATATCTGGTATGTCATTAAACGGGTCGACCGCGGTATTAATGTTTGATAATGTTACTGACATTTTATTTTATCTCCAAAATTTATCTATTCTTGATATATTTATAATAACTATTTATATGATTTAGAGTTATTTTTTACTTTTAGCCTACTACAAGGTAACCTGAGTCATCAAATGCTCCGTCAGGATTAGTTGCTGTTACACGATAACTTCCAATTGGCGGATAAGCTCCTGTATTTACATCAACAGCACCATTGGTGATTCTTATTATTGCCTGGTTACCTGACCACGTTTGCACTACTGGAGTATATACTATACCCTTACCATCCCAACTCTCTATAGTCACCACAGTATCGTGTGTTGTACCTCCGGTGGACTCAAAACCTTCTCCTTGAACATCCCAGGTATTGTTAGATTGTGTTGCGTTCCAAGTGCCATTAAGGGAAGCATCTACTACATATGGGGCTCTAGGCAGAGTATAACCCCATATTCTTACTGCATTACCAGCATCATATCTATCTGTTCTCCAGTCACAATAGCTTGCACCGTTATCTAGTGCGTGCATCCTGGCTCCAGGTACTGCACTCGCTATTTTCGTGAATGTTGAACCATCAGGATTTGTCACCGTTACATCATAATACATCACACCAAAATCAGCGGAAGCACCGAGACTAGCATCGTGACTAGCTGGAATATCAGTAACATCAACGATGCACATTAACTCTGTAGAACTTTGAAATACATTTACTCCATCGTAGGGTGTTGCCGTGAAAGTAGCAGAGTTATCTCCTCCAGCTAAGTAATTTTGTGGATGATCCGACACAGAAGATTTTTTAACTGTAACTGTACAACCATCAACAAATCCAATTCCGTCTATGTAGAATTCAGCTTGATTTGCCGCGGATTGATGCCCAGTCATCCAGTTTCCTCCACCAGTAGAAGATGCGTACTGCTCCCCATAAGGATTTATTTGAGAACTAGGTTGATATACAGTTCTGATTCTCATAGAATCAGTTACAGTAAATGGATCAGGATAAGTAAAATAATCGCCTGCTGTATTAGTAATCTTGAATTCATTTGTACCCAAAACAGTTCCAGCAGTAACTTCAAATTTAACTCTAGTAGGTAATAGAATTGCCGATGTGTTTTGCACAACTGAGCCAATTGTTATTTCCCACTCTAGATCAATACCATCACCAGTTAATTCGATTTCTGTTCCTTCTATCAAGTCAATATTTGTCATATCCCAAATTCCTCTTTGAGCATTACAAGTTATTTGACTTGTAAATTCTGGAATTGGAGTTCCTCCTCCAATTGGTTGACAATGTTCCGTAATTTCAGGAGTCCATACTGCTCTTGGTGCTAAACAACTTACTTCATCTGTGAATCCAATATCTGAACAAGAACCTGGGGTCCAAGAATAACCATCATTTGTCCAAGAATTTCCTGCACTTACCCAAGACCCGCCTGCTCCTGTACAGCCAGGCTCATTATGGTTATAGATCGGATCACTACAAGTTCCTTCACCAAGACAAGCAAGTTCATTATTGTTATGATCAGAATTAGAACAAATACCTGAGGCTTCACAAGTGACTTGGCTAGAGTAGCTACCACCCGAACAAGTTCCAGCAGTCCAAGTTCCGTTAGGTGCTATACAATTTACTTCAGTCGAATAGGTTGCATTGGAACAATATTCATCTACCGTCTCCCACCACTCTCCATTAGGTACCTGACAAGTAGACGATGAAGTGTACTGTGATAAAGGTAGTCCTGAAACGAAATCACTACAAGATGGACTAATTGCCAATACTCCTCTGTGACCAATTACGACACTCAAACTATCAATTCTAATAGGTGGATTCAAGACATCGGTTTGTCGTTTATTAAGATCATAGTAATCTTCAATTACAGATTCTCCAAACGATTCTAA